CCCATCATCTGTGCGAGAAGTTCCGGCGGCAACGATTCCGGGCCACCCGCTGGCGGGCCTTGGGGTTGCTGTCCGAGCATCGCCATGAGCGCTTGCATGGGATCTTGGCCGGGTGGCGGACCACCCTGCGGCGGCATCCCTGGAGGACCACCACCCGCCATCGCGGCCATCTGATCCATCGGAGTCGGACCTGGCGGCGGCACCTCTCCCGGCGGGAACTGCCCTGGCGCGTCGCCAGGCGCCTGCGTCGGAGCGTTCATCGGCGGTGGCTGACCCTGCTCCCCTTCCGGCGGCGGCTGCATCCCTTGCGCGTTCGGATCCCCCTCCGCGGGCGGCGCTTGCTCCGGGCGCATGACCAGTGGACCGACATCTTTGACACCGAAGCCCTTCTGCAGGACGTACATGTACAGACCGAGCGGGTTTGCCACGCCCATCTGCAGGAAAGGCATCGAAGCATCGACCAGCTGCAGGGCGGACTGCCGCCGAAAGGTCTCGTTCTGTGGCTCGGTCGACCCAGCGGCGACCTCGAAGTCGAACTCGCCGGAGATGTAGTCCTTGTCGTACGGCACCCACACCTTGCCCGGCATGGTCACCACGCGGGCGACCTGCTCGCCGGTCATGAACTGCTGCATCAGGCCGATGATCCGCTCACCGATCTCCGCCAGGACCGTCTCGATCTTGGCCAGGCGATCCTGGGCTCGGCTGTTCGCCGCGTCCTGGATCATCGCCGCCTCGGTGGCGGTGCGCTTGATCGACTGCTGGGCCGCACCGCGCTGGTAGTCAGAGACGCCGGAGACGCGGTCGATGTCGTTGGTGATCAGCCCCGACTGGTCGTAGAAGTCCGTCGGCGTGATCACTGCCGGGAGCGGAGCGATGACGCTGCCGGGGTTCCCGTCGGAGGTGACGGGGATCATCGTGTTGTCGATCTCGGATTCCAGGGCGAGCACACCCTGGCGATCGAACGCATCCTTCTCGTAGAGCCACTTGCGCTGGAAGCGCTTGCGGTGGTTCATCATCTGGTTGCGCGTCTCGTTGAGTTCCAGCTGCAACGACTCGATCTGCGCCACGTCGCCCATCGTGTAGAAGCTGTCGATCATCTCGTAGCTGCGCATCATGACGAACGGGTGGCCGAAGCCGTAGGGCATCGGCTTGGGCTTGATCAGGAACCCACCGCTGCCGTCGGTGTCCTCTGAGTCCAGGGCGAACGTGGAGACCTTGCCGCGGGTGATGTCGTAGAACTCGATGACCTCGCAGTACTGGCGGCTGCCGCGATCGGGCTGCTCGACGCGGGCATCGGCGTCGCCGTCCCCGGCGATCCACCGTGACTGCATCGAGCCGTTGACCTTCTGGCGGGCGCTGGGCGAGTAGCGGCTGTCGACTCTGACGTTCTGCACCGGGCGCCACACTCGCTGGGCGATCCAGCACATCTCCTTCGGGTGGCGGGCGTCGGGATCGACGAACATGTCGAAGGGACTCATCCGTTCGATGAAGGGGCGGTCGTCGTAGACGTACATCTCCGACTCGACATTGCCGTCGACGTCCTCGCGGTCATCGATCCCGACGTCCGCCGCCGAGTCCGTCGGGCTCGACGAGGCTGGCGGATCGGTCTTCTTCTCCTCCGGTGGCTTGACGAACTTGTAGCCGGTCTTGACCCACCCGTGGCCGATGATCAACCAGTCGTTGACCGCCAGGCGGAACTCCGGCTGGTACTGGTACGTCCGCCACAGGTAGTTGAGGACTTCCTCGGTGATCACCGCCTGCGGCGCCTGCTCGGCCTTGCGCGCGTTGACCACGAACTTCGGGTTGTTCACCGCCACTGACGGGGCGATGGTGTTGATCGTCGAGAAGACGAGGTTGACGATCAGCTGGTCGCCGGGGACCTTGGCGCTGTAGTGCCGCCCGCGGTACATGTCGCAGTACCGCTGCCAGTCGTCGTCGAAGTTCTCGCTGCGCCACCGCTTCGACCGGTGGATCTCGTCGCGGTAGTACGACAGCAGGTCACGCTGGAGCATCAGAGCCTCTCGATGTTCGGGTTGCCTTTCACGTCTCCGACGTGCTCAGCGATGAACTCGGCATTGGTTCGAGCGGAGAAGTTCCGCCGCCCGGCGTTGAACCCACCGCCCTTGAACGTGAAGCCGATGCCACGGATGTGGCACGGGTAGCAGGTCTTCAGGTGTCCCGAGACGGAGCGCTTCTCGCACTCCGGGCAGATCACGGCTTGACACCCAGCTGCCAGGTCGTCCCGTCCCAGTAGGCCGAGCCGGAGGGGTTGAGGAACACGTACTGGCCGGTCGTCCACGCCGCCGTCTGCCCGAGCGCACCGAGGCCACGCAACTCGGCCAACGTGCCGGGGACGGTGCAGCCAGCCGGGGTGAAGCTGCCGGGCTTACCTGCGGTGCAGCCCGTCGCCGTCTGACCGCTGGTTCCACCACCACGCGGTGGCTTGGCATCGTCACCCCACACGTTGTGCGGCAGCACCTTGTAACCCCGGCGGTACTGCCGACTGTTCTTACGTACGTGGGCGCGGCGCGTCATGCTCTGACGATCGAGCCGTCCGGTTCCTGAGGCCATCAGGTCACCCCGTCTTCCGAATCCAAGGTGAACCAAACGGCTCACGTTTGCCGAGAGTACTCCCCGGTCGCTTCTCGGCCAGAGGTTCGTCCCCGTACAAATGGCGCTCGAAGAAGCCGATCGTCCCTGGACCGGGTTCCTTCTTCGGGTCGTACTCAGCCAGCCAGACGTGCTTCAGCATCTGATTGGCGATCGCCAGGCTGATCACCCGGTCGTCGAACGGTGAGCCCTTCAGCTTCCCGGCGTCATCACGGACGAAGCCACGCAGTTCGGAGACCGTCGCCTTGTCGTGCAACTTCACCGACTCCTCACGCAGGGCCATGTTCAATTCATCAATCGCCAGCGGCTTGGTGATCTGCGTGGTGCGCCAACCGAGGATGTCGGTCGGCACCGACTTCTTGTAGCGCGGGGATCGCTGCATGTACAGCGGGTGGTAGCGCTCGCGGTGCAGCGCCTTCAGCGTCGCCAGGCCGTGGTTGTTCGACTCCACGGCGATCAGGGCGTTGTTGTACAGCCGCCCCAGCGGGGCGAGAACGTGGGTGCCGAGCAGGTCCGGATCGATCCGTCCGTGCCAGTGGGCGACCACCTCGCCGTCACGGGCGTTGATCACGTGGATGCTAGAGAAGTCACCGTGCTCCATCCCCTGGGCCGGGTCGCCTCCGATCACATAGCGTCCCTGCTCGGTGGGGAACTGCCAAACCTTCAGCGGCCCATGATGGTCTGGCTGGAAACTGAGGCCGCGGTGCTCGTTGAAGAACCCTTCAGCGATCGGATCCTGAACGACCTGCTTACGGAGCACCTCGATGGAGAAGACCGGGCGACCCGACTTCAGGAATGCCTCCTCCTCATCGGACGGGTACTCCTGAGCGATCTGCCACTCGGGGAGGTCACGGACCTTGTCCTCGTACCACTTCTGATCCCTGCCGTTGACCCACCACGGGTGGAACATGGCGCGGAACCGGTTGGTCCCTGAGCGTGCCCCGACCCACAGCTGGTGGAACAGGTTGCCTTCACCGTTGGCCGTGGACAGGGTGATCACCCGGCCACCGACATCGGCCACCGGCTCGATCGAGGCCCACGCCTCCTCGCTGTTGGGCAGGTAGGCCAACTCGTCGATCACCGCCAGGTACACCGACTCACCACGAGCAGGGTCCGATGCCGATGGCAGGGACTCCATGTACGACTCGTTCGACAGTTCGATCTTCGTCTGTGTCGTATTGACGATCGGACCGCGCTCCTTCATCCACTCGGGCAGGAAGCGGTACGTGTACTTCGCCTTGGCCAGCAGCTTGATCGCATCACGCTCGGTGCGGCTGAGCATGATGACGACGCGGTCCTCGTAGCCGAACGTCAGCCAGAAGCAGAACACCGAGACCAGGGTGGAGAACCCGATCTGGCGGGCCTTCAGCATGATCGAGTAGCGCGACTCCAACCACAGCTGGGCCGACTCCTTCTGCGCATCGAACATCTCGAACTTGATCCGGCCGCGCTCGGGGTGCTTGATGTACACGAACGTGCGGCAGAAGTAATCGAAGCCAGCAAGCAGCGCCTGGGTGTCATGCGTCTGCGGGAAGCACTTGCGCCACTCCCGCTCCTCCAGCAGCTGGTCCCAGGTGATCTGAGACTCGTCGAGCAGGGTCACTTCGGCTGCGCCTCCGGGGGCATGGTCAGCGGCGCCGGATTGAAGAACCCCTGGACGACCCCGAGAATCATCCCGTCGGTCACCACCGTCTCGTCGCCACCAGGATTCGGGTTGTCCACCGACAAGGCGTAGGCGTACGCCTCCTCGACGTCGCTGGCCGTGAACACCGCCCACAACGCCTCGGTCAACGGGTCGTGGTGCTCCTGCTTGCAACAGGCGGTGATCCGCCCAACGAGCACCTCGTCTTTGGATGATTCGTGGATCGTGTTGTAGGACATCAGGTTCCTTTCATGGGGTCACTGAGAACTGGACGTTGTCCAAGTCCAAGTACGTCACACTGTTCACTGTCAACCCAGCCGCCCAGTTCAGGAAGATGCTGCCGTTGAAGTGCACGCCACAGCGAAACGCTGCCTGCGTACCACTCGGGGCAGCCTGCCCATAGGCAGTGAACGGGACGATCTTCGGTGGTCGGAACCCAACCGGCAGCACCCCCACGGTCAAGTCAGTGCTGGTG